ATGCAATTTTAACACTAAAAGGTCGAGAATTATTAGCTCGTGGTGATAATTCATTTAAAATTACGCAGTTTGCGTTAGGAGATGATGAAGTAGATTACTCACTTTGGAATCCGGATCATCCATTGGGTACAGATTATTATGGTGTAATTATAGAAAATATGCCGATAGTCGAAGCAGTACCAGATGAAACTCAAGCTTTGAGATCTAAATTAATTACATTGCCTAAACAAACTGTAAATATACCTATAGTAACTGTTGGTAATACTTCTATTTCTTTAAATGGAGTTGGTGTTAGTGCTACAATATTACCAAATACTATTAATATTCAAGGCGGTAATGGTAATTTAGGATATACTGCAATTTTATCAGATTCTTCTATTGCTACTTTACAAATTACTAAACCTTTACAAAATTCAATACTACCAACTACACCTACATATATTGGTGATAATGAAGATGCACAAAGTGTAGCTGTAGCTGGATTTGAATTTAGAGTAGTTGCTAAACCAAACTTATTAGAATCTAAAACTGGAACTATTACTATTATTGGTAATGAAACAGGTGGTAGTGTAACTATTAATTTAACTGTTGCTAAAACACAAGCAACTGTAGTTACACCTGGTAATATAGTAACTGAATAAGAAAATAATTAATAAAAGAAAATATATGAAACATTTTATTAAGTATTTAAAACAACGAGATCGATTAGGAGGTACGCCACCGTCTACCACACCGCCAGTAGATGCGGCAACATTAGCATTAGCTCAACAATTGGCAGCACAAATAGTTGCAGATCAACAAGCAGCTGCATTATTAGCAAGAAACGGTCGCGTATTTACAAAATTTGATATGACTAATGATGTTGTATCTAATCAGACAGAAGTAGTAACTGCTGGATTATGGTCAAACAACGCAGCATCATTAACTACATATTTTACAGCATCTGCACAAACAACTACTCAGAAAAAATATTATGTTGACGTATTACAAGAAACGCCTACATCAGATACAGCAGCCGTACAGTTTTCATTAGCATTCGGTCATGCATTAGGAAGTGGTTCAGATTCTCAAGGTCAATTAAATGATTCTCCGAGTCGTGCTATTTATTCACAATATCGACAATTATTATTACAACCAAATAATTCTAGATTTGTTACTGCCGGATCAGGTAGCACTGATTATGTTTATATTGTCAATTTTAAAAGAAATCGATTAAAAGAACGATTAGATGCTGGTAATTTTGAATTGCCATTATGCAATGTAACTGCTCGTGCTACTAATGCAACTGGTTCTGTATCAGTAGGATCTTCTGTAATTACATTAATCGACGATTCTTCAATTACATCAGCAACAGTTGGGGATTCAGGTAAAATATATAATATAGTATCCGGATCATTGAATTCTGGAGTATATAATTCAGCTGCTCCAACATATTATGGAATTGCATATCCAGATCACGGCGTTTTAGTGTTAGATGGTAAAATGTTAGATGGAAAATTAGGATTTGCTACTAATACCGGATCTAGTTCAGAAGGAAATAATCATTTTGTATTATATCATTCAATTTCTGGTTCTTCATTACAAATAAATCCAACTACATCTGATCCATATGGTTTCTTAGCACGAAACTCTGAAAAAATTACTAGTACACATTATTTTGTTCGAATTAAAAACGCTGAATATAATTTTAGTAATAATCCATCATATGTTACTGGATCTGTTGGTCAAATTGCACAAACATCATTTATTGGAAATCCTAAAACGTATATAACTACGGTTGGATTATATAATGATAATCAAGAATTGCTAGCAGTAGCAAAACTAAGTAAACCTCTATTAAAATCATTCCAGCGAGAAGCTCTTATAAGAGTTAAGTTAGATTTCTAAATCACAACTGATTTTAGCCCTGTTATATTTATATTAAATGTAGCAGGGTTTTTACTATCATGGCAGAAATAAAATTATCAGATATAGATTTTTATGATGGGATAGTACCTACTGTTTTCAAAAAAGTAGATTTATCAGATACATCAATAACACCGTTTAAAGCATATAAGTCATGGACAATTACATCGGGCAGTGCTACAAGTAGTTGTTTACCGTTAGCAGGTATATATTCAGATATAAATGCATTACCAGCATTAGATACAGAATTAACATTTAATGATTTAAAAAATATCGATAGTAGTTTACAAACGGTAACATATTATTCTATAAATCATTTATTTTATAAAAATAAGACTAATTTATATCACACATTTGGTCCTACTGATTCTAATCTTACAAAAAAGAATTTATATCATTCGGCTTCTATTTTTTCTATACCATATACTAAAATTGGCGAAGGGATAAAAGCACAATCATTTCAAATAACTACTTCTACGGGTAGTATAAATTTAAATTTACAATCAGATTTATATAGTAATATAATCGATACCCAAATCAATACATCATCTATAATATCTAATGTACAGTTTTATGAAGGATTTAATGAATATTTTGATGTAAATAAAAGATTTAGAAGAATTGTCGGGCCTGTTGAATTTGTACCAGGTGTTACTACAACTGCTGGTGCATCTGGATCTATAGGATATGCTGCAAAATTTTCTGGAAACTCTAGTATTATAATACCTAATACCGATATACCTGGGTTTTATGATCGTAATAATAATTATGCTATATCATTTTTTGTATCAGCATCATCAGATACAGCATTTCCAAATCAAGCATTGATACATAAAAATGGTACTACGACTCCATATTTTATATATTTAAATTCATCGAAACGATTAGTATTTTTTGTATCAGGTGAATCAGGATCATTTTCTACACGAGGCCAAGTATCATCTAGTACAGCAGTTAGCTCTAGTTGGAATCATGTAGTGTGTCAAAAATCAGGCAGTTATCTACAAATTTATATAAATGGTACATTAAATCAATCAGTATATCAATCAATAATCGATCCAGCAGTTTCAGCGAGTATAAGAATCGATAATACCAATCCTATAAGATTTGGTACAAATTTTAGTGGATCGTTAGATGAAATTAGAATTTATAATAAAGCATTAACTGCAACTGAAATTGGCTATTTAGCAGATCGTCATGTAACTGGTTCATTATTACAAACTAATATAGTTGGAAATGTTTTTAATAAACAAGGTATTGCTGTTATATCTAGCCCGAATTATATTTATAACAATTTAATTAATACACCATTTACTGCTAGTTATAAAAGCACAGTAACTAGATATGAATTAAGCACTATAGTTAGAGCAGACTCAAGCGATTTTAATATGTCATTAAATCGATCGTTAACTAAAGATGATAATTCAACGTATTTAAATTTTGTTAGTGGAAGTTCATTTTCTCCATATATAACAACTATTGGATTATATGATGATTATGGTAGATTATTAGCAATTGGTAAATTAGCACAACCTATAAAAAAACGAAATGATGTTGATATGAATTTTTTAATTCGTATGGATTTAGATAAAGGTGTAAAATGATACGACTGAAAACTATATTATTAGAATTATCAGATTCTGAAATAAAACGTTGTTTATCTAAAATTAAAAACAAAGAATTTCGTTTTATAGGAGGAGGCGACAACGGCCGGGTATATGAAATCGATGGAGAAGATAAAGTTTTTAAAATTACTAAAGAACGAGATGAATATCAAGTTGCCGATCGGATAGTTAATAAATATAGTAAATTTACTACATTTATTCCGGTTTATTATGTTAATGGGAATGATATGTATATAATGGCAAATGCATCTCCGATACCTAGCCAGATTCGAGAAAAAATAGATAATTTTATGCATGAATTTGCATTATATGCAAGATCAGAAGGTGGTGAGGTTTCTATATTCAATTTTATAGATGTTACTGATTCGATCGATCCGCAATTAGATAATTTTTTAAATGCATTGCGCAATGATGTAGAAAAAATAGATATACCAGAGTTTGATTTAGATTTAGATTTCCGTTCTGAAAATATCATGTTGTGGAATGGAAATTTAGTATTAGTTGATTGGTAAATATATTTATTTTAAAAATAAGGATTAAATGATACGATTAAAACAACTATTATATGAAGATTCGGATAATAAACCATCTGCAGCTACAGGCCCAATGATTGATGGGTTATCATCTAACGATCCATGGCAATACTGGAAAAATACTGATAATACCAGTTGGTATACTAAAAGAAAAAAATCTAGTACATGGTTAGATATGCGTATTGCATTATTTGATAAATACAAAGAAGATGAAGCAAATAAACGTTGGTCTCAAGCAACAGCTAAATTAGATAAATGGGTAAAAGATAATCCAGATGGATATAAAGAAATAACGGTATCAACTCGCAATATGGAAACGTATGAACAATCAGAAGAACCGGTTGATTTGCAAAAAGAATTGCCACATCCAGAACAAATTGAGTACCATGGCGTTTCAACTGTATATGGAGCTGTCGAAATGGATGATGCGGTATTTAGAGCAAAAGCAAAAAGAAATTCTCCATTAGAAGTATTAGAAGTTACACCTGATAATAAATATTATCGAGTAAAATTACCACATAGATTTTTCAGAAAAGATTATGATATATATGTAAATGCTAATGATTTTACATTATCTAAAGATACAAAGAGTAACAAAACTATAGGAACATATAACGGGAATGATTCTAAATTTGAAATATATAGGCCGAAACAAAAAGGTTCTGCAGATAAAATAGAATTAGATAGACGAGGTGATACTAATAAAACTGAAAAATAAAAAATAAGGATATATATGTATAGTTTAAAAAAACTATTATTCGAAGGTGTAATTAATAAAAAAAAGCCTTTTTCTTTATCAAAAAGCGATCCTTATATGTATTATTGGGAAACAACTGGTCAACAAGATAATCCAGCTAAAGGAGTATGGATGTCGAAACAAAAAAATGTAAACGCAAGTGACGATGCTTGGTATGATTTAAGTACAACTCTTTCCCCGTCTCAATATGCAGCTGCAAATAAAAAATTACATACATTGCCTAGTACAGCATATCAATTAGATTGGTCTGGCGAAAGCAATTTTGATAGTGTTAACGCTGCAGCTGCAGTGGATGCTAAAAAAAATACAGATATATTAAATAAAAGATTAAAAGCATATAATGACGAATTAGGTTCAAAAAATAAAAAGATTGATATATCTAAAATGAAACCAATTGAAGCTGGCGCTACATCTCAATTTAATCCGAAAATTTTGACTACATTGCCTAGCGGTTGGATGCAAATTGAAATTCCATGGGGTGCGGCAAAAAAGAAAACAAAATTTTGGACTAGATCTAAATGGTTTACAAATGGATCTTATAATTATAAAGATGGCGATCGTAGTTATAAAGTATACTGGATGTCTCCTAAATAAAATTTATTAAAAATATTTATAAGTTATGGCAAAAAATCATTGGCATGGCTCTGCAAATTCTAAACGAGCGAATGCATTAAAATACGGTTATAAATCAGGATTAGAACATACTGTAGCAGATTTTATAAAAACTACAGAATATCCTTTGAAATATGAAACAGATACATTAAATTATATAGTACCAGAACGTAAAGCAAAATATACACCGGATTTTGTTTTTGATAAACGTGATGGTACTACTATGTATATAGAAACTAAAGGACGATGGACTAGTGCCGATCGTTTAAAAATGAAACATGTATTAGCATCAAATCCTGGATTAGATATACGCATGGTATTCCAAAATCCTACACAAAAAATATCAAAAGCATCTAATACTACATATGAAGCTTATGCAAATAAGTTAGGTATTAAACATGTTGCAAAAAAATCAATTCCTACTGAGTGGCTCGATGAATGTTTAAAAATAGGTGAAGAATTGCCGCAAGTTAAAAAGTTTTTTTAAAAAAGGTTTGATTTGTGAAAAATATTTAATACATTCATAATGTAATTAAAGTTATTTAATTTAATGATTGATTCAGTATTGAATTGATCGTTAGACCAGAAATGAAATGTATGTGTCTAACTAATATTATAATATATAATATATTAA